GCATATTTTATCGCCACAGATTTTTACTTCAACAATTATTGTACAGTACACCAACGATGCTTCGGCTGGCACACTTACAACCAGTGGCTACACCTTAGTAAATGGAGACTCGCTGACGACCACGAACGGCCATGACTTTATGCTTTATTCTACCGTATCAAACAAGTCTAAGCATCTTCATGTGGTGGCGTTACAGTAATGAGTATATATCCAATTTGGGCTCCTATTTCTTTGCCTGATGCGACGATTTCGTTTACTGCGAGCGCCCAGAGTGCTGCTGACGCAACTGCTTACACATTTAGTGGTCAAGCCCTTGGGACAGCGGCAGCCAATAGAACAATTGTTGTTTTTGCAGGTTATCATGCTAGTGGGGGAGCAAGTACTGACGTTAGTTCTATAACCGTAGGCGGCACTGGGCTGTCAGAAATATTGGACACAGATGATGGTGCGGGAGCTTTTCACTCCACATGTTATGAAGGCGATATAACCACAGGTACGAGTGCGGATGTTGTTGTGACGTTATCTGCTGGTGGGACGAGACTGGGTATTGGAGTGTGGGCGCTGTACGGCGTGGGGGCAAGTGACGATAATTCCACAGTTCTTGGCTCAACGGAAGCGACTGACATCAATATTTCGGCTGGGGGGGTCGCTATTGGATATTGCATAAACCATAATAATAATGCGTCAGCTTCGTGGACAAACATGACTGAACGTTGGGATGATGTCATTGATTACACTTCGCATACTGGTGCCGATACATCTTCAGCAACTGCTGTGAACCCCACAGTTACTTGCGATTGGGCTACCAGAGATAGTGGGCCTTTCAATTTAGTAGCTTGGCCAAAAGGATAGTTATATGGATTATTTAATCAAAAAATCAGACAGTTCTATCATTGAGAAATGGAGTAATACTGTCGGCAAAATTACACTGCCAGAACAAACAGGCGGCGATGTAGTTTTTACTGGAGATAAGCGGCCACTTGATCTGGGTGACTACATTCTGGTCAAAGCCAAAGAAGTTGATGAGGCTTTAGATGCCACTAAGAAGCGTGGTGAGACTGAAGTCGTTGTTGATGGAGAGACTGTTACCGTAACCAAAAAAGCAGTTGCCAAGAGTGCGGCTGAAATAGCTCAAGATAAAATATGGACGTTGGAAGCCGCTGTTACACCAAGGCGAATGCGTGAAAGTATTCTAACGGCTGATGGAAAGACATGGCTAACCAATCAGGAAAAACTAATTGCTGATGAGAGGGCAAAATTATAAAATGACAGTGCTTAAAAAATTGAAACTTCACATTAAATTATTCCTTTCAAAATTCAAACAATATAAAGACCCGAAGGAAAATCTCTATCCAGGCCTCTGGTAATGTCCCTATTCTCCAAAAGAAAAAAATTAATAGTATCAGGATGTAGCTATACTGATAATTATGCTGCACAGCAAAGTCTGGAAGAGATTCCTCTCTGGTCTGAAGTCCTTGCAGAAAGATTGGATATGGACTGCATTAATGTTGGAAAAAGTGCAGCTGGTAATAAAGCAATATTCGGCACACTCACTGACAAAATGCTTACAGAAAAGAATGTTGGATTAGTAATTCCAATGTGGTCCGAGGTACAAAGAGTTTCCTATTATTCAGAAAAATCCAATGATTGGAAGAGTTGGCATCCTGAGAGAGAAATCCTCAATGCAGACTGGCACGATAAGTTCTATGAGGAAAATAAGGATGGAAATCCTCACAAAAAAGAACCAAGATATCATTTGAGTATGGAGTTGAGAAAGAATAATCTGGATAATATGACAAGCGGAATAAACGATTCTCTAAGACTTTATTTTTCCTTTCAAAGTATATGTGAAGCTTCCTCTATTCCTTATCTACAAATACAAGGGCCTCTACCTATAATGGGAAAGAAGGATAATAAAAATCGTATAGATTTTTGTAAGCATATCATAAAAACTCCTTATATACAGTTTATGGACGATAAAAAATTTCTGGGCTGGCCCACGATGCCGGAAATTGGTGGATTTAATGTTGACAGTTTTTTAGATGACATAGATAAGGATAGAACAAAATATAGAATAGATGATGGAGATACCCATCCTAATGCTGAAGGTCATTCTATTATAAGTGATATATTGTATGATGCATATAAAAAGAATTATTCTAAAAAGTAAACTGTATTTGTCTACTCTGTTTGTACGAAAATTGTCACAAAAAGAAGATATAATATATCAACTAAATGACCCAGAATTTAAAAAACTACCCAAAGAAGAACAAGCAAAACAGGTTCAATTGGATTGGAAAAGATTTATGGAAGAGAATTGATTATAAATATGTAGAAAGGATATAGACATGGCAACACCTTCTACCAAAGCTACCTTAAAAAGTTATGCTCTTAGAGCTCTTGGATACGGAGTTATTGATATTAATATCTCTGATGACCAAGCAGATGACCGTCTGGATGAAGCACTTCAGTTTTTTGCACAGTATCATTATGACGGTATAGAAAGAATGTATCTCAAACATTTGATAACAACAGCTGAAGTGACAAGAGCAAGAGCAGATGCATCAACTACAGCTACAGATAAATTGGACACCGACATAACTGCTACATGGAAAGAAGGTACAAACTTCATTCCTGTTCCTGATGCTATTGTTTCTGTAGTACAGGTATATCCATTTACAGGTGGTGTATCAAGCAGTAATATGTTTGATGTCCGTTATCAATTACGGTTAAATGATCTGTTTGATTTTTCTTCAACTTCATTAATTCAATATGAAATGACAATGCAAAATATTGATTTAATAGAACATCTTCTTGTAGGTGAAACTCCAATCAGATTTAATCAGCATCAGAATCGTCTTTATATAGATATGGATTGGGAAAATGATGTAACGGCTGATGTGGATTATATTGTCATAGAATGTTATCGTAAACTTGACCCCACATCATATACAGACATATATGATGATTTTTATTTAAAAAGATATGCAACTGCACTTATTAAAAAACAATGGGGATCAAATCTTTCCAAGTTTAATGGTGTTGCTATGTTAGGCGGAGTGACCATGAATGGGGAAACTATCTATACTCAAGCACAAGATGAAATTATAAAGTTAGAGGAACAGATTCAGTTAGCATTTGAATTGCCGATTAATCATATGATAGGATAAAAAATGGCAGTTAACTCAGCATTTCATACAAGTAATTCTGCAGCTATTGCAACAGAAAAAACTTTATATAGTAATTTGGTTGCAGAAGCAATCCAGATTTATGGCCATGATGTTTATTATATGGATCGTACTCTTGTAAATGAGGATACTATTTTAGGAATAGATCCTCTTTCCAAGTTTAAGGATGCAGCAAAAATTGAAATGTATATGGAAGATGCAGATGGAGGATTTGCTGGAGAAAAAGAGCTTATATCCCAATTTGGATTAGAGAATTTAAGTGAAGCAACATTTGTTGTGAATAAGTTGCGTTTTCAAGAGATGACCAAACAAGTTACTATTGAAAGCGGGACTTCTTCAGAAGAAGGTGGTTCCATATTATTGGAAGCAGGAACCATTGATATGTCAACTGATGCTATTGTATTTGAAGGTTCTGATTTTTATATACTACAAGAGGTTACAGCAACCGATTCAGATCGGCCTTTAGAGGGCGATGCACTTTATCATCCCATTCTTGAAAAAATGTTTCAGATAAATTTTGTTGACCATGATGAACCCTTTCATCAGCTAGACAATAATCCAGTATATAAATTAAGATGTCGTCTATTTGATTATGGTATGGAGGCACTGGATACTGGTATCTCTGATATAGATGCAATAGAAACAACCGAAACTCTTGATGCTTTAATTTATCAGTTTACATTAGAACAATCTTCAGCAGTAAATGAAGACATAAGATTGGAAAATGGAATTACTGATGCCGGATTAGCTTTGTTAGATGGAACTGATCTTAACTTTGAAAGAATAGTTCTCAGTGGAACTGATTTTAATTTTATAAGAGTTCTTCTTAGTGGAACAGATGCCAGTTCAACTAATGCTGGAGATAATATTCGTCTAGAAGGTGGAGACAGTTCTGATGGTATTCTTTTAAATGAGACTTCTGTAACTGAACCATTAAATTCTGAAAGTAATATTAGACTAGAAGCTGGCAATTCTTCTGATGGCACTCTTCTGAACGAAGATTCAACAGCCAGTACTTCAAATGCTGGAGATAATATAAGCGGTGAAGATGACACAACTTCAGTAGGTGAGAGTATTATACTTGAACAACCAGCAGATAGTGGCGATTCCGCATACTTACTGAATGAGGACTATATAGTAGGAGACTTTAGCACTGATACAACAACGCAAAATGAACTTTTTGAAGTTCAGAGTCGTTCTGTGTTAGATTTTAGTGAATCGAACCCATTCGGTGATGTAGGGAGTAACTCATAATGCTTGGACAACAGTTCTACCATGAAACCATAAGAAAGGTCATAGTTTCTTTTGGATCAATGTTTAATAATATTAATTTAGTTCGTAAAGATAGTTCTGGAAATATATCTCAATCCATGAAGGTTCCTCTTGCTTAT